CCGTCATCAAATAGTGTTCCTGCTTTAATCGTAGTTTTCGGTTTTCCTTCGACTTTAACTGCTAAATCTTTTTTCCATTTAAATATACCTTCTTTAACAGAGTATTCAACATACTCACCTATACTTTTTATATTGGTATTAAAACGTTCATTAAATTTTTCTCTCCATTGTTTCATTTTAGCAGGATACATAGTTTCGGTAAAACTTTGCATCAAATCTTTATCTCCAGTTAGCAATGCTAATTTAGCAATATCCCCTTTGAGTGTGGTCTTGTCCAGTGCGCCAACATCAATGTCTTGGGCACCTTTCAGACTCGTCAATTCACCTTTTTCTTTTTCAGTTATTGTTCCTTCTACCTGTTTTTCTTCTAGGTCTTTTATTTGTTGGGCTCGTTTTGCTATGCTTTTTACTGTTTTTGATGTTTTAGATTCATCAGTTGCTAAAGAACCCAGAGTAAGACCGAGGGCGGCACCTAATAATGCTCCTGCAATCATACCTACAGGACCTCCTACTGCACCTAACATTGCTCCTGCTTTGAGACCTAACAAGGCTCCGCCAAACCCTCCTATCACAGACATCATTATTGAAAAAGGATTTATATTAGTATCTTTTGACATTAATACACCTCCAAGTGCTCCAAGACCTGCACCAAGTAATAAACCTGCTACTGCACCTTTCAATCCAAATTTAGATCCTATTGTGAATCCTGAGATGGCACCTAAAGCAGTTCCTGCTAAAGCAGATTCAAATGTGCCAACATTACCAGTAAAAAAATCACCAACTGTTTTTTCATCTCCTATTATACTAGATACGCCTTTTAACGCTCCAAATGTTATAGCGGCGGCTACTGCACCTTTAGGTCCTGCAACACCCAAACCAATTAAAGCGGCGGCACTCATTCCTTCAACTAGGCTTGTATTCTTTAAGAAATGTGAAATAGATTTATCTACAACATCAGTAACAGAATCTCCTTCATCCAATCCTTTTTTTATAGAATCCCAAATTTGAGGTGCGAGAATTAAACCTCCCATAAATCCTGCAAGTCCTTTAAAGAAACCACCACTAAATTTTACGCCAGACCATAGAGACCTAAAAAGTCCTTTACCTGCAGTTCCTAAAGCACCAGTCAAAAAGAAATCCATAAGTTTACCAAAAATACCTTTAGTCGGAATTTTTTTATCGAACAATCCTTTTTGTTTTCCTGGAACTTTTTCAGCATCTTTTCTTTGTTCCATTTGGTCTTCAAGTCTTTTTCTAGTTTCTGCTCTATCTTGTTTCAGAAAGTATGCTTGAAGATTTTGAATACTTTTAGTAGTCTCTTGTTGAGCCGCCAATTGTCCCTTGTTTTGCTCTTTGAGAGAATCTATTAACTGTTCGAATTCCATTTTACCTAGTGTTTTTCTGGCCATTTTATCTCTGATTTTGTTGGTTTCTTAACCGTTCGTTTTCTTCTTTTATATGTTGTATCAATAATTGTACATAAATTTCTCTTTCAAATGGTATCATACTATCTAGTTCTGTTAAACTATATTTGTGATGTTGCATTAAATTGAAATTTGTTATATAGTGATTTTCAAGACTTTCGTGACACAGGCTTATGCGAAAAAATCTTCTACTCCACTAAGATTAACATTTTCACTACAACTACATTTTTCACAAATGAATTTAAATTCATGTCTTAAATAAGGCATAGTTTGAAAGAATTCTCGTATCATATTAAATTGTTTTGAACTCAAACTATTTAAAAATTCATTTAGTTCTTCTTGTGTATGATCATCGGTGTAAAAAACTTCTTCACCTTGATAAATCATTTCAATATTTTTTGTAATTACTTCAAATATCTTATCTAAAGCACCGTCAGTCGTATTTTCTGTTTGAGCAAATATATTAAGCATATCTACATTTGGATATCTCATGACCACACCAATTTCATTTGACAATTCTATTTTTTTAGTGTGTCCTTCTCTTGCTTCAGGTTTGATGTCATTTAAGTTGATTGTTACTTCTTGAACGTGTTTACATTCTTCACCTTTTTCATTTTTATCTTCAGGATGTTTAAATTTTAATACTATTTCTTCTCCTACAGATTGACAACGAATCTGTAGAAAAATATATTGTATATCAAATAATGGTATTTTTTCAATATCAATATCACCTATAACGCAATTGGTGATGAGTTGCTTCATTGCTCTCATCATTTCGTTATCATCATTACTTTCTAATGCCATCAACAAAAGTTTTTCCTCTTTCACCAAGAAAGGTCGAAACGTTATCGTTTCGCCAGTTGATGTAAGAGTCAATTCATGTGTTGGTGCATTAAGCACCGGTAAAGCCATAATATCTCCTAATTAGCCTGTGTCACAAATCGTTTACCCAACAGGGGTAAGCGGATTAAAATCAAAAATTTCAGATTCAAAATCATCAGTATCCCTTGAATCTATATCTACCTTTTTCCATTTTCTGTATGCCATAGTGACAGTAAATTTCATAAAATCAGTAGAACTGTCCATGGATAGAGTTACCACGCTCACATTTTGCGGAAATGCTTCAAATAATATACATTCATATATCAAAGCGTTTCTTTCATTTAATACTTGAATATTTACTTCACCTACTAAATCATCATAGTAACTCATATCAAAAGTGTCTATGTCTTGAATTAAATCAACCCAATCGTCAAATATTCTTTTTTCTTGCATAGAATCTTGAGTCACCATAAATTGCATAGAGGTATCAACAAAACTTGTATTGTATGGAATCTTTCGTGGTGGACCATAAATTCGAGTAGAGGTATCAGCCATATTAACAGTTCTACCTGGTAATTCGCAAGACTGACACATGTACTGAAGTCTTTCTGAAATTCTATATGCTGAATTGATTAATCCTGTTGGAAAAGTTATTTTTGGGATATATCTATTGACAGGTACAGGTCCACCAAATGTTTTTAATTTTGATTTGAAATTTCTTATGTCTAACATTAAATCATGCTCCTACTATCGTTCCAAACGACAAGTTTACTTTCTTTTTTGAATCTTTCTGTTGGTAAAAATAAAGCAATTTCTTTTTCATCATCGTCTATTTGAACCACCTTGGAACTTATATGTTTATATAAATATCTTTTGACTGTTGGTTTTATTTCTTTTATTCTTGATAATGCTTTCCAGTTTATGCTCTTAGACTTATCAATTTCATCCATTAATTTTGCTCTGAGCATTGGCGGTAAATAATGAAAGTTGCAACCTATAAACCCATCTGGTTTAAAATCGAATACAAGAACAAGAGGAAATCTATCGTAGTATTTTAAATCTTTTTTATATTTTGGATCATAAAAATAAGCGAAGATTGTGCCAGGACCAATTTTGTTCTTACTTACTTTATTGGATTTATTGTAAAATTCATCAGCCGTATCTACCTGGGTAAATTTATTTCTCAATTCAGATTTTAAAGCCCTGCCTCTCCTAGCAAACCAATCTCTTGCATTTCGAGTTTTAGCAATTGTTTGATTTCTATTCAAGGCATTTCGTAATTTGTCTAAGAAAGTTTCTTCAGCCATACTATTATTTATTGTTAAAGAGATGGTCTTCTGTTAAAATCTGAAATTTCCAACCACGATTCTTGCAAAATTCTTCAGCCGCCTTCCATTTTGCTTCATTTACACCATACGTGTAGACTTCTTTTAAATATCTTTTTGTTACTCTTGTTTTTTTTCTTGGTGTGATTGTTTGTGCTTTTGGTTTTATCTCAATGAGTATACCTTCTTTTATTCCTTGCGAATTTCTTATTTGAATCCAAAAATCTGGAAAATATCTATGTACTTTTTTATCGATAGGTGAACGATATGGTATAATAATCTCTTCACTTGACCATTTAAGAACGTTTGTATTTTCATCACAATACATCATGAATTTACGTTCCCAAAGTGACCGATAAACAACTTTAGTCGGGTCACCTTTGTATTTAGATAAGTTTTTTACTTTATATGATCCTTTGTAAGCCATACTAAATATGTATATTAGGAGAAAAATGTCAAACCCAGTAGTCGCAATACAAAAAGAAACAAACAGAGCCAAGGGGCAACACCTGAGATATCCAAGACAACTTGGTGGTTCAGGAGATAGTAGAGGGCATGGTCAGAAATTTGCTCTGTTCAAATTCAAAGAAATA